GGCATTGAGCCAAGCATTACTAGCGTCAACACGACGATAAGCGTAAGGGTCGCCTTGGATACTTTCTATTTGATTAGTTTGATAATTAAAGAAAGAACCTGCGGGTATGTCTAAATCTTCAGGGTTTAAAGGGTCTGTACCATAATGTATATACCCCGCATCCCCAGGGTTTGGCATATTCTGCCCACCAAGTGTTACAGTGCCGCCACCAGTTGTGACAATTGTGTCGCCTACTTCAGCGCCTTGACTGGCTAGACTATAACTACCATTTAATTGGGAGTAACCTTGATTTAATAGATTGTCGCTGTTAAATGTGCCAGAAGCTATTGTTGTAGGAGCGCCCCCATCTACTCCTTGCATACCTACTGACCATTGAGGAGGGTCACCGTTTTCCCAGTTCAAAGGGTTCCAAGGGCTGTCTAGCCAAGAACCTAACCAATCTCCTGCGGCTGACATTAATGTGCCATCGTAGACTGCACTACCTATCTGCCATATAGGAGTTTTTTGAATAAAATTAGACGCGGCCTCTGGTACACCTGCTATAAAGTCGTTAATACCTTGTCGTATTTCTTGGAAAGTAGGAACGCCTCTACGTCCTTCGTCAAAGGTATTAAAGGGGTCTACACCACCCATGTCGTATTCGTCAACATTGAGCCAAGGAGTAAAGTTTCCAGTGCCTTGCCCTACCGCTCCTGCCCCTGACTGGTTCTGAGTAGGGTTGGGGTTGCTTTGTTGATTGTTGCCACCCTGATTAGTAGGTAAACCTGTCTCAGCAAAAGGGTTATAACTGTTGTCATATACTGAGAAGTTATTATTACCACCTTGACCGGTACCTGTGGTATAAGTACCGCCGTTGTTAGTCACACCTCTGGACATTACTTAACTCCCTTTGTCTTTTCGTATGTACGTAAACCACCTAAACCAAGCATACCCATAAGAACAGGTATCATAGTAGATAAGTCTACAAGGGGTATAGTGATTGGAGAACTGGATAAAGCAAGCGCAAAGTTTGCCATCGGTATAACCAAGAAGTTACCGGCCATGCCCAAACAACACGTCCAACCAACAGCCGGTCTCCAACCTGCGACAAAGAAGCTATCATGCTTTGCTTCAACCTTGTTTACCTCTATCTGTGCCTGTGCTATCGTGTGTGCTTGTGTTGCAATCTCGTGCGCTATACGTTGCCTAGTATCAGCGTCAGGGATTACCTTGTCTAGTATAGTTGTTACAGGCGCTATAAGCGCACGAAGGATTGACATTACTTTCTTCCTCTAAGTTCCATAACTGTGTCTGATTCCCAAATGCGTAAACCCATCCAAACAATTGTGAACAAGGATGCGACTGGTGGCAGCCAAGCAGCTAAGGACAACACACCTGTTGACACTGCTGCTATATCTAACATTTCTTTAGTTTCCTCTACCATGATTAAATCCTTTTAGTTAGTCATCGCTGTCCGTAACAACTTTTGTAAAGTTATTTGAAGTAAAAACTTCTGAATAGTCTTGCCCTTCTTCTATAATAAAAGGCAACCCAGAAGCCTCTAAAGCCTCAAACTCTTCTGTTAGAAAAGGGCCGTAACTTGTCCAGTACTTGCGATTAAAAGAACCTTTAAGTTCTATTTTAAAAAGGTTTAAGCCGTCGCTGTTACCGTACAGTTCAGAAATAACTTCTTGAGCCTGTGCTTTGCTAGAGTCTTTTACAATAATAGTAGCATAAGTATTCATTATAAAGATACTCCTGATTTCCCTGCAAGGTAAGTTTCAATGAGTGAGATGTCGACTGCACTTGAGACAGTATTTCTAATAATCAGACCGTAGATAAAACCAGTTAATCCTAAACTTCCGGCGTCTGCTCTAGCGCCGATGTTAATAGGTTTGTTGTTATAGTTTCCTGTGCCTTGGTCGTTTGTAGGAGTAGCTTCATCGTCACCATCAACTCTAAAGGTCAACTGGTCAGCACTTATATCACTTGTTCCTAACAACACGTTTGTTGTAGGAGAGTTAAAAGGAGTGCCTGTTCCGTTTACTATGTTTGAACCTTTAGAGGAGTAACGCCACAACGTGTTAGCAGCAAACAAACGGAAAGTGCCGTTGTGACCGCTTATAGTAGCAGACAGTTCAGCTACAACTTGGCTACCTGTTCCAGTTTTTCTACAGGCCGCAGCAACTGTCATTGTGTCTGTACCTGTAAAGTCTACACTGCCTGTCTGTAAACCCTGAGCGCCTGCAAACTCTAAGTAGTATAAACCACCTGCCTCTCTTAGGGTAGGTCGGTCATTCGCAGTAGCTTGTATAGCAGTGTTACCCTTGCCAGACTTATCTTCAATATAGCCTACAGGGGAGCCTACAGCCGCAGCAACTGTGCCGTCAGATACTTGTTTCATGGTGGAGAGGTCGGAAGGGTCATACCAAGCACCCTGCTCGCTGTTAGCAAACAGGTTTAAAGGGTTCCATTCAAAGGCCCCAGAAGACTTAGTAGCACCTAGTCTGTTTACACCTAAACTGTACATGACTTACTTCATCGCCGTGAGGTGTGTGCTACCTGAAGCGCCTCCAGTAATAAAGGAAAAGACATCGCCAGTAACTGCATGAACGTATTCAATAACGTTTGCGGGAAGGAGAGTAGAGTTGACTGTAGCAGTACCCTGTAATGTGTAATGTACATCAACAGTAGAAACAAGACGTACAACACGCGTACCTTCCGATACAGCAGTAGCAGAGACAGCGGAACCTGAGACAGATTTACGCTCGGTTGCGGTTGGACGTAGAACTTGGATTGGTTTTGAATTTGCATCAATTGCTAGTGTGGACATAATAGTTTTCCTATGTTTATATAAGAAGGCGCGAAGGCCCGAAAGTAAAAAAGAGGCTCCCTTATGGAAGCCCCTTAGTTTGTTACTTAGCCATTTACAGCTAGTGAGAAGCCTGCGTCTGGACGTAAAACCTTAACACCGTACAGAGTATCAGCAGTGTACAGAGTGCTTAGGAACTCTTGCTTGTACTGAGTCTGTGAACGAATAGCCTGTTGCTCTGCAAGAACATAAGTGTCCTTGTGCAGAAGCTGAGCTGAACGAATACGTCCACCAGCAGTAGCGCCATTCTGAGCAGCAGTTTCGATGATAGGACAGTTAGTAGATACCATAACGTCGATACCATACAACTCGCCAATCTTACCGTTCTGAACACCTTGAGCGTTGGTGAAGTCAGAAGACTGGTAACGGTCAATACCCATGATAGCGTTACGCAGTGAAGGTGGGATTACGAAGCAACGGTCAGTCATAGGAACGTCGGCATCATCCATCTTCTGAATCAAGTTACGGAAAGAACCATCTACGAAAACATCCGCAGGTACGATAGTGTCAGCAGCGTAAGCCTTCAAAACACCTGTGCCAGCTTCAGTGTAGAAAGAACCAGTGTTGACATAAGAAGAGCCATCACCGTTACCCAAAGACTTAGCCAAGTCTAGAAGGTCAGTATCAATCTGCTTAGCGAGGGCATAGCCTGCGTCTTCAGTGTAGAACTTACGCAAAGAAGAAAGAGCCTGTACTTCAACAATGTCTTCAATGAAACGTGAGTATTCGTAGTGCTTGTCTACGTCAACACCAACAGTGCCTTCTACGTTAGACTGGATTGTTACCTGAGTGTCAGCGGCTTTAACAGCAGCGGCACCACGGATAGGAGCAGGGATATTAATCTTATCGCCTTTCTTTCCAGTCATGCTGATTTTTTTAACTTTAGGAGCAATTACTAAGCTGCTCTCGTAAGAAGCGCGAATCTCGTCACTCCAGATTTCTGGAATAAAACTTGCTGCTTCGGTTTTTGCGACAATAGCTGCCGCCGTTGGATATACTGCTGTGGACATAATAGTCTACCTTATATAATATAAAAAGAGTTTAGTTTACCGTACCCTTTTCTCAGCATAGGCTTGTGTGATTTCGTCAGACAAGGCCATATACCTGTCAGGGTCGGTTTTCATTAGTTTAATAATGTCTGAGCGACGATATATCTTTTTCGCTCGCTGTTCACCAGTTCCTCTGGTACTGCCTGTGGAGGCAGCTTTTACAGCGGCTTTTCTAGTATCCTTCTCAGCAGTAGCGGTTTGAGCTACAGCACCTTGACGGTCTTTCCAATTGGTAAAGAGTTCGTCTGCGGCATCATAGTCATACTGACGGTCTGCTTGAGCAAAGAGCTGTGTACGAATCTTAGAGGCTTTAATCCATTCAACAAACTTACCGTCCTGTACAATTTCAGCCATGTCAGGATGACGTGACTTTAATTTACTTTGGGCGGTCTGTCGTAAGTTGTTACGGTTTGTTTCCTCTGCCTTCTTAATTGAAGGATGATTACGGATAGCTCTTTCGACAGCCTTGTCGGGGTCAGAAAAGAAATCAATATCTTCGTCGGGGTCAGATGTATTTGTTACTTGTGCTGGTGTTGTGTCGAGTTGTGTCTGTATATAACTATCAACAACAGAACGTAACTCCCCTACTTCTCCGCTTTGCTTTCCTAAGAGCTTCTCAGCTTCTTGGTGCATCCGTACAATCTCAGCGGTTGACTTTCCTTGGTACTTCTCAGGGATAGCTTCTTCAGGTGCAGGTGTTGGCTCTTGCGGAGCTGTCTGACCTAGTTCTTCAATGTTACTCACTTGTTCGTTATTAACGTCTTCTGGACGCTCGTCATCTATAAATGTTGCCATTATTAAACTCCGTACCTTTTAGTATTATGGAGGTTTATATTATGTAAGGGTTCATACACCTTATGAATTTGCCTTACGTTCTAAAGCCATCTTTTGCTCTCGTTTCTTGACCCAGTTGTTTGACGATGTTCCGTTATGTTTCTCTGTCCAAGTGCCGAAAGAAGATAGCTGTTTTACCGCAGGTAGACCACACTCATTGCAGTCTACTTTATTAGTGTCACTACTTACGAATCGTTCGCTAGTATGTCCTGCTTCGCATTTAAAATCATAGAGCGGCATCGGGGTTATCCCCTAGACGGTCGTATGCGTCACGGACGTGTTCTTCTAAGTTTAACAACGTTGAAATGACATAAAGTTGTCCCTTACGATAGTAAAGGTCTTTCTCATCTTTAGTTGCTTCTACAGAGTTAATACCTTCTGCGTTTGTATGGAGGTCTTCCGTTAGTGTCTTCCAACCTGCTGTACGAAACGTAGTAAGCATATCTTCGTAGTATGTTTCTAGTTCTTTATCTGTATCATTCATTAACTGTTTCTCCCTAAAGGACAGTTTGTTATAGTTTATAAAACAAAGTTAAAGTATATTAAAGTATACTATAGTATTATTATAACATATAATGAAGCAAAAGTCAAGAACTATTTTGTTTATTTACCTTTCGCTTTAGCCTTAGCCTTAGCTGAGAGGTCTTTTAAATGAAACAGCTTCTGGCTTGTCTTAGTGTGAGACTTGTTACTGTGTAAACTGCCGTCAGCCATCTTATGTGAGTTACCTGTATGTGCAGTACCATCTTTCTTATAGTGCTTTACACCTTTCATATTAGTACCCGCTTCTTACAGACATTGTATTCTTTTTCTTCTTCTTCTTGTTAGTGGCTGCTCTTGCACCACGCTTAGGCTTAGGTGTTGATTTAGGCTTAGCTTTACCATAGTTCATAGTGTTCTCCTTACCATTTAGATTTATCAGCCCAGTAAGCTGCTGACATTTTACCTTTAGCTATGTTCGCACCGTGACGTGCTTTAAAAGACTTGCGCTTAGCTTTCATCTTAGCTGATTCACCTGCTTTAGGCTTACCTGCTGTACTAGCGCCTTGCTCACCATAGCGTATAGTTTTAATTTTGTCGCCTTCCTTAGCAACAACTACATGACTTTTTTTAGGGTGACTAGGGGTTCGTTTTGGCTTATTGAACCCCGTTACGCCTGCCCTAGCTAGCCTTGGGTCTGGCTTTTTTGCCACTAGGTTTCTCCTTAGAGTCAACTGGTTTGTTTACCTTTGCTTCTAGTTCGTCAACACGTTTGTTGATTTCAGCAAAGCCATTGTTAATCTGTTCTAGTGCTGAGTTAAACTCTCGTTGTGTTATCATTGTGGCAATTGTCCTTGTGGTTCAGGTTGCATCATTGGTGGTTGTGCTACTGGTTCAGCCTGTGGTGTAGGTGTCGCTTCTACGTTACCTTGTTCCTTAACAGCTACTTCACGTTCCTTAAGTAACTGTGTAGAGATTTTAAGACGCTTTTCAAACTCTCTGTCATCTCTGTCCCCTACACTTAAGTTAGCCGTTACAGCCTTAATACGGTCAATCTCAAGCTCCTGTGGTACGGCCTGTGCTTCAGCCATAGCCTTCATAGCACGAGCCTCAGACTCTTTAGCCTGTCCATTAAGTGCCGCAGTCTGTGAACCTTGGAACTCAATTTGAGCTTGCTGTGCTTGCTGTTGTGCCTGCTGTGCTTCTGGGTTAGGCTGATTAGACTGGTCTAGCTTAGCAATCAGTTCTTCACGGTTAGCCAAGTTCATGTTATCAACAATAGACTTGATTAGCTCAGGGTACATTGGAGTCTCTGGAGACATAGTCTGTAGTAACTGTACAAGCTGTGTAACCTCATACTCACGAGCAATAATGCCCAGAGAACTTGATACGTTAAACTTATAATCAGCAACAGGGTACTTCTCAGGCTCAAACTGCATATAGCGATGAGCAGCTTTAGTAACAAACGGGATAACAAAGGCTTCTTGGAAGTTAATCAAAGTACGCTTGTGGCGCTTAATGATAGCTCCTAAGCCCATAGAGATGCCCGCTGCTGTACTTTCTCCATTAACACTACCTGCTATACCCGCTGAGTCAATAGCGCCTGTAGCGGTCTGTACCATCTGCTGTAGAGCAGCGGCCTGCGTAAAGGTAATCTGATTGACCTGACCAAAGTTAAATGGCTGTAGTATTTCCGCAGGATTACCGTTAGTTAGGATAACCTTACCTGCACGAATCTCTGGTTTAGAGCCTCTTGGCATACGAGAAGCATCCATAGCAAGCATAGGGTGTACTGTTAGTGCTAGAGCGTCGATACGAGCGCGTAGTTCTGCGTCTAAGGCCTTTTGAGAGTTATACCCTTTCTCACATACGCCTCGACCCCAGAAACGGCTAGGAACGACATCCCAAGGGAATGCTACGACAGGTCTGTCACCCATCATGTAAGGGTTCTCTTCCGCTTTTAGTAACTCACCGTTGCCGGTTACAACAATAGCCTCTACATAGTAGCTACCACTGTCCTCATCATCATCTTCTTCCATCAGGGATACAGCTTCTTCCTCTGAATCTGGGTCTTTCATAGCTATTTCTAGCAAATGACGGGGCACTAAACCATAATATTTAGTCAGTCGTACTTTATCGTCGCTATAGGAATCCAAAATGTCGTGGTCAGGCTCAATATCAAAGTCTGAGGCAGCAGAGCCTAGCTCGATGTCACGATATACGCCTTGTTCCTGCAATTGTTCTACAAGATGAGATGATACAAACTCATCTACAGCAACACCTAGCGCATTCTCAATGGAAGTAGCTACAGGGTCGATAAGGAAGTTCTGTGGCATGACAGGGTTCATCTTAACGCAGGTACGGTCTTCAATAGTGACACCAACTGCTGTTAATTCACCACCCATGACCGGTTGCGTGGCCGGTTTAAACTCTTTCTCGGTAGTTAGTTCTATTTCAGCAATACCAGTACCAAACACAGCGGCGTTAATAAGACACTCAGCGGTGGCCTTACGTACTTTATTGCGTTTAAAGTCAGCTTCTAACTGATTACGGAGTAGTTGAATGTCCCCATTCTCTGGGTCAGCAGCATCATCCTCAATATCAAACCATTTGCCACGACCAAAGGTAGCTTCCTCTAGCTCAGCTACGGATGACTCTACAGCTTGTTGCAATGCAGGGGAGATAATCTTAGAACGCTCTGATTGACGTGTAGCATCCTCAGCGGCCCACTGTCCACGCCACAGGCGATAGTACTCATCAAACCTTTGGGCGTAGTTAGCTTCAAAATGGTCACGCCAGTCACTACATTTAGAGGACACCCAACCTTCTAGGGTCTCAAAATTGTAGTCATCGTTTTGTTCATACATAGTTAATACCCTGCGTAAAAGTCAGTGAGTTCATATTCTTCTTCCTCGTAGTCAATAGCATAGGCTATCTTAGCTAATTGGTCAATGTAGGCCAACGAATCAATTAAATCATCGTGGACAAGTTTGTTAGGGAACTGAAACAGCTCATCTAGGAACTCTGCATTCCAGTCACCCTTGTTTAGTTTAATGTTACCGTGTTCAAACCTACCTTGTAACGCCCAGACAATACGGTCAATCTTACGTTTGTTGCCGTGGGTTAATTCTTCAATACGAAAGAAACGTTGGTTCTTCTTCATCATGTCGTTCAGGTAAGGATATACAGCATTCTTCAAAGCACCTTTCTCGATACCTACTGCCGCAGGCTGATAGTCTCTCACCGCTTCAAAGATTTTCCTTGCTGTCTTTTCGACTCCCCATCTACCATGGATAATGTCGGCAACCCACCACCCGTCTTCATTCGCCTTAACCACCGCAATTGACGTTTGGTCAAGTCGGCTTGTTTTAGTTGTAGCTTTTTCAATTTCCGCAAATCCTGCCAAATCGACTGCAATGTAGAACTGACCGTGTTCAGGCTCTTCCTCGGAGAACTTAACATCTTTCTCCTTAAACAGTTCACCACCGGCTGCCTCAAAGGATGCCATGAACTCCTGTCGGAAGGAGAAGGCTGACATCGACTTCTTAGCCGCATTAATCTCCTCTGGGTCTAGCAAGGGGTTATCGTATGATGTAAAGTGCCAACCCTTCCATTGGTCATCCCCTGCTATGCTAGCGTACTGGAACAAGTCATAGAAGTGGTTACGACCCATGGGTGTACCAATAAACATGGCATCACCCTTCTGGTCAGCTAGGGCAGGTCGTAGGATTTGCTCCCAGACCTCCGGCTTCATATCGGCGTACTCATCCATACAGAGGAAGCTAAGGGAGACACCACGCATAGTCTCTGGTCTGTCAGCACCCTTGAGGGCGATGGTTGCACCGTTGACTAGCTTTATTTGTAGGTTGTTGATATGGCTAGACGATATGACAGGATTACCTACCTCTAGCAATGTCTGCCACATAATGTCCCTAGCCTGACCCTGTGTGGGTGCGACATAAAAGACATGGCCTTTCTTACATTGTAAACCTTCTAGGATTAACATCCAAGCCGCTAGACGTGACTTACCTGTACGACGACCTGCTGCGATGACTTTAAAGCGTGAGGGGTCGTTAAAGACCTCCTGCTGCCATGGTAGTAGTTCTACCTTTAAGTCAGTCATTTAATATGTCCACATTACGGGTGTAGAGTTAGAATCAGAATTGCTCCGGTCGTCCACATGGATAAATGAACTAGCCACTCCAATACCGCCAAACCCAAGCAAGAGCGCCTGTTTAACAATCTCGTACTTTTGTGTTCCGCTAATAGCTTTGATGTCTGCTGCAATACCTTGGGCATGAGTTCCTGCTTTCTCCTTATGTCTTTCGTTACTGTGGTTAGGGCTACGGAAGCCGCTAGTAATCACAAAGGGAAAACCACAGGCTTCACGCAGAGCATCCAAACGTTCTAGGAACTCTGGTTGCATTTCATTTTGATTTGTTTCTTGACAGTTGAACTCGCTCAGGGCGAAGTACTTAGGGTTATACATCGGTGTACTCTCCGTCAATAGCTTGCTCTTCGTTGCTGCTTTCGGAGATGACAGTAGTCTCTCCACCCACTCCAGTAATTGATATGTTAATCCCACCTTTGCTGCCACCTGCCTTATCCTTCTCAAAGTAGCTCGCTGGTAAGACCCTATCAATAACTAGCTTCCAAGCGGCTGCTTGATTCTTATGGTCATCGTTAAGAGCTGCATCGAATATAGACTCTAAGACGCGAGCAGACTTAGGAGACGTTAGCATACGTGTCTTGTATTCGTTAATAATGGCAGCGTCACCTTTGGGGCGACCTCTCGTACCGACTGACCCTCTCTTGCGGTTGACCATATCTGACTTCTTCGGACGACCCACTCTACGCTTAGGTGGCGAATCGTCGTTTTTTAAATCTGACAAAAAACTCTCCTTTGGTTACCTAAGTATACTTAAGTATGTCTTAGACCTTGTTAGGTTGTTACTTTGTTTATAGTCTTTAGTCAGTAACAAAACAACTAACTAAATAACTCTTTAGTATATACTATATATTATACCATACTTTAAAGCAAAAGTCAAGAACTATTTTAACTAAATGCTTAACTATATTGTGTCAGCATTACAGGCTAATTTAATGTACACAAATGTACCCGCGAACTCCCAATGAAATCAATGACTTACGTCTACTTAAGTATACACAGCTTATTGTTACTTTTATTCTACTTTTGGTCTTTTTTTGTATACGTGCGGGTACTCTTACAATCACATGCGCGGAATAATGCCCCCCGCCCCCGATAAGGAAGGGACAAATGGATTCTGGAGTGGTACTACTTGACGCGACGCGCACATGTGTCACGTCAAAAGGAGGGAGTGTGTGTATGCT